TTCCGGGTAAGGTAAAGACCATCAAACTTTGACGGATATTGAATTGTTTGGGTATGGAGTGGGTAAATTTCAGTATATCACGGGTATTTGATGAGGAGAGCAATTAGTGTAAAATAGTTTTTACGCCTTGATGTTATAATCTTTACATAAAAGAAAACAATTCTACCGTTGAAGCTCTTACGTGGGATACCGCTTTCAAGAACATAAACGAACCAAGCGGATGGGCCATGAAAGGGATACATGAAGAAGCCTACTAATAAATCCGGCATCAATTGACATAACAAAATCGGATAACTGAAAAATTATCCGCTTTTAGTTTCTTTATTTCGAAAGAAAGATATATATTTGCAACGCTTTTTCAGAAAAGCACCCGATATTGCAGAAAAAACAGTTGCCGAAATGGCTCAGTTGGTAGAGCAATTCATTCGTAATGAATAGGTCCCGGGTTCGAGTCCCGGTTTCGGCTCAAGGGGGGTCAAAATGCCCCCTTTTTTTATTTTACGCCAATAGGCTATAAATCAATATTTTACAAATCTAATCGACTGATCTTCAACGTGTTTAAGTAATCTTACTAATGATTACTGCCGTTACTGTGCATTACTTATCATTACACTGTTGAACTATTTGTGATACCAATTTGTTCCTGGTATCACAGCTGGTATCACACTTGGTATCACATTTACCATAATTAACAAATTATAAACTAAAAAGAAACAGTATGGAAACATGGAAAATCAAGCCGGTATTCGACAGAAAAAAGAAAGCAACACCGGAGAAATCAGCTAAGGTTGAAATTGAAATTAAATTCTCACGTACAGAAAGGAAATGGATCTCAACAGACATTGAACTGTATTCAAACCAATGGGATGGAGAATTTGTGGTACGTCACGCTAAATTCAAACAATTAAATAAAGCAATAACCCAATATGTAAAAAAGTTTGATGATATTATCAAAAATATAAGAAAAGAAGGAAAAGACATCAATCTAAAAAACTTTAATATTTTTTATAACGAAAAACACGTAAAGTCTAAATCGTCATTTTTAGATTTCGCTTATGACGAGTTACAAAGAAGGGATCTTAAATGGTCAACCAAACGAGCGCACCTTATAGCACTGGAAGCTCTAAAACGCTCCGGAGTAATTAAAACATTTGACGATATCACTCCTGAAAATATAGCTTTATTTGACAGGTTTATAAGAAGAGAAGATCCAACAAGAGGACAGACAACAATACATGGATACCATAAGAGAATAAAACCTTATATTAATGAAGCGCTTCGGCTTGGACTTATCGAGGACACACCTTACAGGGTATTCAAAGATAAACATGGTAGATATAAAACAAGACAGCCTCTCACAATGGACGAACTGCAATCTATCCGCAATATAGAGTTGAATGATCGACAATTACAAAAAGTACGTGACCAGTTTATATTTCAATGCTATACCGGCTTATCATGGGTTGACTTATACATGTTTGATTATGACAGATGTACTGTAGAACATAACGGAGTTGCATATATAGACGGAGAACGTATCAAGACCGGAACCAAATTTTACACACCTATACTTACTCCAGCAATGGAAATATTAAAAAAATACGATTATAAATTTACAGTCCCTACTGTACAGTCATTTAACAGAAGCCTTAAAATCATAGCTGAACTTATCGGCTTAAAAAAGCCCTTAACCAGTCACATAGCCCGGCATACATTCGCTACCACTGTTGTTTTAGCAAATGACGTACCTATCGAAACGTTGTCTAAGATGCTAGGGCACACAAAGGTTTCAGTCACACAAGTTTATGCAAAAATTCTAAATAGTTCAGTAGAAAAACATGCGGAAAAATTAAACAGTATTATATAAATCCATCCGTTGTGCTTATGAGTTATCGCTTTTAGTTCATAGGCACAACGATATCACCCTTGCCAACACGACAAGAGGTATCAGCCTGTATATCCACCTCTCTATACGTTCCATCGCATCACAGCAAGTAAACGACAAAAATACCAGTGAGGCACATCATCAGCATGTTCAAGCAATATGTTCAACTTATCTTTTTTCATATATAAACATAAAAAAGCGGTAAAACCGTTGGGAATTACCGCTTAATGTTAAATAGTTACTTTATTTTGCGTTTTTGAATATTTAATTTTATCTTTGCGCCATGAAGATAGCCCTTGATACATTGAAAGGCTACGTTGACCGTAGCTCACTAGTGTAGATGTATGGGGGTTATCTTTTTTTTGCACCTTTAGATTGGTTCATATCCCTATTATAGTTGCTAGGTTTAAAACTCCAATGGCTATATGGATAGTCCCATCTATCAGATGGGTAAGAAATACCTGTGCTTTCTCCTATATTAAAATTAGGGCGTAATATCCTTATTCTTTTACTTATACGCTTAAAAAGAAGTTCTTTTAATTTGGTTCTATTTCCTCTTTTATTCGTTATCGGGTCTTTGATTTTATGTTTATTGTTTAATCTAAAGCAAATAGAGCCTAATACCAAGTCCATTAATTGAAGTGGTATATGTTTTTTTGAATTAACTTCTTGAATATCTCCATATCGTAATTTTATTTTTGCTTCCTTAAAACCTGAATCATTATTCAGTCTATACAAGTATTCTTCAAATTTGGCTTTATCTGGTCCTTTCATTGGAATGTCATCAATAAACAATTTCAATGTTATGTCTTCTTTTGTCTGATTAGAATATTGCAATCCAAAAGAATGTTTTATAAACATATATTTTATTAACCTTTTTCCCATGTGGATACAACCTGTTTGATATCTTTGCTATTGTCTTCTTGGGAAAATGGGATAGAGAGTAGGGCGTGGATTGAACGGCTGCTGTGCTTTTTGCTGGCGGTCGTTCTTTTTTTGTATTCTTATTTGCGAAAGAGAGAAGCAATATTTATCTTTGTGGAAGCGTGTGAAGATGCACGCCACATTGATTATGACGAAAGGACATACTACATATTTGATAAAGCCAAGAGCTTGTTGCGGATTAGTTTCCGTAGCAGGCTCTTTTTTGTTTTGTATGACCAAATAAAGAAGACATGCCTCTGTAATAAGAAGTATTGTCAATTCTTAATACAGATGATGAATTACTAAACGCATTTTTGCGTTTAGCTTTTGTATCAACGACTTACGAAGATTCAACAGGCAAAAGTAATTAAAAACGTTGATAATTAATGTGATGCAAAAGTGCAGGACATGTTTATTAAATATATAATAAGAAGTAATATGCTAGTTGTAGAAAAAGTTTCGTCTGCTCTTGAAATGAGTGGAATTATGGTTTACGAACACCCACTATTTGGCAAAGTTCGTATGTATGTTGAAAATGGTAAAAGTTGGTTTTGCGGAATGGATATTGCCACTTCTCTACAGTATTCAAATCCATCAAAAGCAATTATAGATCACTGTAAACCAGCCTCCATAACGATTCGGGAAGTAGGGGTGCAAACTGGATTAAAAGCAGATGGCACGCCAGCTATACAAATGAAATCAATGAAGTTTATCAGCGAAGGCAACATCTATCGCTTGATAACCAAAAGTCAGATGCCGAAAGCTGACGAGTTTGAGAGTTGGATATTTGATGAGATTGTTCCTTCGGTGGTAAATACAGGTAGTTACTCGCTTCACTCTCAGTATAACGTCCCTCAATCTTTTGGAGAGGCCCTTATGCTAGCTGCCCAACAGCAAATGAAGATTGAGGAGCAACAGAAACAAATAGAACAGAAGACCGAGCAACTTGATGAATCCAAAGAATGGTACAGTATCAAGCGTTGGGCAAAGGAGCATAATATGAACTGGCGTTCCATCAACTGGCGAAGAATGAAAGCATTATCTTATGGATTGGGCTACGAGATCAAGAAGATATTTGATGCCAACTATGGACAGGTGAATATCTATCATATTAATGTGTTCAAAACTTACTTAAATGAAAGACGTAATTTACAATTTTATCAACGAGCACATGATGATACATATTGTGCTTATAGCCTTGTGTATTGCGGCTACAATGGGGGCTATGTTAGTAGACCTTATCACGGGAGTAATGAAAGCCAAGCAACGGGGGGAGGCAAGAACATCCACGGGGTATAAGAAAACAGCCGTCAAAGCGAAGAAGTATTTCACCCCGTTCATAGAATTGTGCTTCATTGACCTGTTATGCTGCGTAGTTATCCCCTTCCCTATTTTTTCAATGATTTGGACGGGGTACTGCATTTTCTGTGAGTTTAAATCAGTTCGTGAAAAATCATGGGAAAAAGCGGAGTTGCGCAAGGCAGAAAACACAATGAGTGTGATTATCGAGAACAAGGATGATATTGCCAAGATCATGGCTCAGATATTGTTTGATAGTGAAAAAGAAAAGGAGGGAAAGAGAAATGGCTGACGTAAGAAAACTTGCACCGTTTATCCTGAAGTGGGAAGGCGGTTTTATAAATGACCCTGACGATTTGGGAGGGGCTACCAATATGGGCGTAACCATCGGAACTTATGAAACGTATTGCCGGAAGAAAGGCTATCCCAAGCCTACGGTTGAAAGATTGAAAAACATCACGAAAGAGGAATGGACGGAAATCTTGAAAACCATGTACTGGGACAGATGGAAGGCTGATGAGATAAAATCGCAATCAGTTGCTGACATATTGGTTGATTGGGTCTGGGCATCCGGTGCGCACGGAATTAAGATTCCTC